CTTTTTTTTGAGCATATCAATGGTGCTACTTGTGCCCTCATACGGTGCCTCGATGGTCTTGCTCTCCACCTTCGCGCCATCGTCGCCGTCGGCGTGGGCGACATGGGTGGTTTTCAAGCGCTCCACAAACTTTGCGTCGTCAAGGTCATCCATGCCGTTGCAGTTGGACAGCACCCAGTAGATCAAATTGCCCTCGTCCACGTTGTTTACCATGTTAGAGGACGCAAGGTCGAGCGCGTCAATGGTGTTGCGCTTGCCGACGATCTCGGACAGACACCTCTTATTGTTCTTCAGCGGCACGATTGGGAAACTCGGATAATTCCCGCCGTCGTAAATCTCTGTTTCGCCGACTTCCGCCTTGCGCTCGATCAGCTTATAGCTGCGCTTTGGCTGCATGACGGTCATATCCTCGCCGCTGGGCTGGAAATACTCGGTAAATCCGTCGATCTCATACAGCGTTGCTCTCAAGGGCTTATCCGGTGCCACTTGCCAGAACCGGATACCGGCTTTCATCGCGCCGTCTTCTTCATCATAGAGGGGGACGAACTCAAGCATGGAGAACACACGCAAATGCGTCAAATCCCAGAAACCGAAGGACACGCCCGCAATTTTCGCCTCACGCGCTGCATCCATGACTTCCTGATCGAAGTCCGGGCATAGCTTGTTCGGCGTTTCCTTCTCCGCAAAGGTTACGCCGTTACCCAGCAGATACGAAACCTCCTGATCCACCGCCAGGCCAAAAAACCGGCTGGCCAGCTTGTGGTTCGCCGTCCACATATCCGTGTGGGCACGGCCCTGCATATCGTAGATGATCTTTTCGTAGCGGTTAATGGTCGGATTCAGGCCGTTGTAATATTCCTCAGCATCCGCCGCCGTCTTATATGCGTGGGATTCGCGATGCTCGTTGATCGCGCTGCGGATAAACTCCATCCGCGCCTGGTCACTTTCTCCGACCGCAACAAGGTCATTGTAAGTTTTGATAGTCTCTCACTCCTATCTGCTCCAAATGGGGACATAATCGCGTTTATACGCCTTATTCTTCAAGATTGTATAGGAAAAATAGCGCGTCTCGTCCATCGCGTGGTCATTTTCCTTGATTGGCCTGTCATCGGTGGATTTTTCGTCCCACCGATACAGTCCGAACTCTCGAATGCAGGCTTTGCAATCTCGGTGTATCTTGATTATGCCGTCCTGCAAAAACCGCGCCGTAGTCATAATGCCGTTTGTCACATCGTTGTTGGCCTTTCGCACCATATAACCACGCCGCCGCAAAACCTCGATAAACGAGGCGGCAGACGGGTCAACGATGATGCTTTTGACATCCGCCTCGCCGATGAGCTTTTTAATTTCGTCGGCGTATTCCTCGTCCGTCTTGTTCTTCTGGTTCTCGCGCCCGGAATAGTAATACTCGCGGATGCGCGTGGCTGTCTTGCCGTCCCAACACCACAGTCCTGCGGAAAACGGGTTAAGTGTTCCATAGTCGCAGGACACATAGTATTCTCCGTTTTCCGGTAGCTTGTCCACAATGCAGCTATCGCCAAACATGGGATAGATCAGCCCCTCGGCCACTACCCACAATCCGCGAATGTATCGATCGTAGAACACGCCGCTATACATGGCCTTTGTCCTCTCGATCATCTGCGGTGTGAGAATTGGGTTGTCTTCCAGCAGGAAGTGAATGTGCTGCGTATTCTCCCGTTCGTTTTCAATCCACTCTTTGTAAAACCAATGCTGCGGCGATTCGGGGTTACAGTTAAAAAAATACTTCGGATGCTCAAATGAAATCGCACGGGAAAGCGCTTGCTCTACAAACGAACGCGGCATAAGCGCCACTTCATCGAATAGGACCCCAGCAAGCGTGATGCCTTGTATGAGCATATACGAGCTTTCATCCTTGCCGCCGAATAGGTAAAACCAATTTTTCCTATCCCCACACCGAACGGTTAAAATTCTCGTGGAAACCTTGTAATGCATGGACAGCGCAACACCCAGTCCGTCAATTTCCATCAACGGTTTTAAGATATTTCGCTCTGCCGCCTGCACCGTCTTCCCGCAAATAGCGAAATTCGTGTGGTCGTAGTTCTGCATCGCCCACAGCACAAACGCCATCGACATGACCGTCGTCTTTCCGGAACGGACGGAGCCGTCGCAGATCAGCGCCATATCATCGGAGCCGATAAACTCCATTATTTTGCGCTGCTTTGCGGATAGCGTTTTAATTTGCATTGTTCTCGCCCTTTAACGCAGTAAGCAAAGCTGCCAACGCCGCAGGATCGCCGCTTTTTTCGTTCTCGGAGTTCCACCCAAAATTGCAGCCAAGCGAGAATTTCGCGCCGTTCGCACCGTCTTTGTCATAGAGCCGAGATTCGGCGTATTCTTCACATCTGGACTTCGCGCGCGTAACCGTGTCCGCAAACTCTGGTCTTGCTTGATAATCCAGCAGTGCTTGTCTCCCTGTGAATCCAAGCGCCAATGCAAGCCCTGTGATTGTCGGGGGCTTTGCATTGATGATAATCGGCACCCCGTACTTATCTCGCACGGCACAGCCGTCATCTCCGATAAACGGTTCGCCTTCGCACTTTTTGAAGTAAACGTCAATGGCCTCCTGCATTGCCTTTACGCTTTTCCATTTTCTCGGCGCTCCGCCAGCCATACGCTCACTTCCAATCCAAATAATTTGTTTTTATTTCCCTGTATCTTTAACACCGTAGCAATACTCATACCACATCAACGGCGTTTCTTTTTGCTGTTCTGCGTAGAGTGTGTCAAACATCTTCGCAATATCTTCAATAGCGGCGCCATACTCTTTGTGCAAATGGGTTTTGAATTTCGTAATGAGCCGCATATTGATTTTCATGATCCTATCTATTTCTTCGGCGGAATACGTTATCTTGTTGATAATGTCCTTGTGGTCGTCGTTCATTCTCCGTCTCCCTCTTGCATCTCTCGATCTACGGACACCAGGCTCTGGAAGCAATGAAAGTTGTCACAATACCCACAGGTGGCGGCAATGTCATGATGCTCTTTGTCCTTGTGCAGTTTGCAGCCAACAGGCCCAGTAGTTACACGCTTACCGTCAACTACTACTGTACCGTGTTTGACGTGGGTGCAGAAGTCACAGCATGGTGTGCAGTCTTTACCGCAGAGAATCATTTGCCGTCCTCCAAAATCCCGCTGATTGTGTCAGCATTCGCCTTGATGATATCCATCACGATGTCGGACTGGATATTGTGCGCAAAAACGGCCTTGTCCGCCGCGTCTGCATTATAATAGCCGGTGAACACCGTGCCGTCTGCTTTTGTCGCTGCAAAGCAAATACAACAAGGGTCAATCCCTGCGATAGTTGCTATGCTTTCTTCAAGCCATTTGGCGTATGGCTGCCTTGTAATATCGTCCACGCCATCCTCCTGTTTTGCTACCAGCCACCACCCCTTGGCTACAGTAACAGTCTTTCCCCGCCCATGCGGCCTTCTAGAAGCTCTCAAACATGGGTTACACAGTTATTTCGGTGCCACACCGCGCCGCGCCTTTTCATCAGCCGCACACTGTTTTTGCGGATTAACTGTCCGCCGCTGTGGCCACAGCTTGTGTGTACTTAATTTCTCGCGCTTCCTCGCCCGCTTGTGTGGTTGGTGCGGCATTGCAGTCCTGCCCTGCTTTAGCGCTTCAGGGAAAGTCCCCGTCACTCGCTGTGGTCTCCCCTTACGGGGCACCTATGCCGCATATTGGTCGTCTTCCCGCTTAGATTGTCACACGCTACCGGCAACTACGCTCCGAAAAGTCGTAGCCCCTATTCCGTCAGGTCAAACCGGTCTTGACGCATCAAGACAAGCGCAGTTTTCAGCGAGCATTGTCATTTCCATGTGAGCCATGACGACAACGGTCTCACATTGTCCGGGCGCTACCCGGCCACTGGCAGGGACGGTTGGGAATCGAACCCACCCAAGCGGTTTTGGAGACCGCCTCGCCAGCCTTGGAACATTCGCCCCTATATCCCGCGTTTGCGTACCCGCCGGAGCGGGTACGTGTTCTAAGTAACGCTCGATTCAACGCGGGCAAATCGAACGGCCCTTCGCGGAGCCACGCCCTGCTGACGGGACACAACGCTCGCCAAGTATGGGCTTGCCGCAATATTGCCCCTGTACGCTGTCAGCTTTGGGATTTGGTGCAGGCGGCTGGACTCGAACCAGCGACACGATCTCGGGGAAAGATAAGCCCCGCTCTCTAACCATCTGAGTTACGCCTGCATATAACAACAGCCCATAGGTTTCCCTACAGGCTGTTTATACCGGTATGACCTTTCGGTGCCAGAAGGTGCGCCCAATACCGGCGGCGCATAAGATGGAGGAAACGGGTTGAGTGGAAAGACGGGTGGATGACTATGCCTTATCATCCACTGTACCTATTGTAGCACATCATTAGGTGGAATTTGTGCCAACTTTCTCTGCAAACCCACAATATATGGCTATGTCAAGCAAAAACTGCTCTTTTCTCCTGCTGAATGTCCGCTCGCTTATCCCAGGCACGATAATCTTGTTGCGGGAATACTTATGCTTGCCCTGACAGTTGCGCATGATCCCCTGTGTAAGCTGCTTTCGAACGCTCTCACTCTCCAAATCCCGCCCGCAACGGTCTATGGCGTATTCAACAGCCCGCATTTTCTTGGTTTCCGTCCAGTTCTCTATGGCGGCAAGCTGCTCCGCCTTGCTCTCGGCCGGTCTACCAATACCGGGGGAGCGGGGCATACCCTCTGTTGCACTGTTTCCGCCGCTCAGTATCTCGCTCCGTGCATCGTTGTACGCCTGTACCCGCCGTGGATAACCTCTGACATAGGCAATGCACTCAAGCCGCACATCATACGGCAATATCGCCTTTTTGCTCATTTGCCCTCCTTTACTCCGCGCTGTTTACCATCTTATATTCGCCCCGCAGGGCCTTTTCGATGTCCGCCATCTTGATATATCCGTTGTTTTTGGCCTCCACCAGCTCCACAAGGCACTGCTGTAAGTATTCCAGACTGCGGGTGTCGTACTCGTCCGCCGTCTCCTCCCGCACATGAAACCCGAGCTTGTCCAACAGCACGCAAGAAACATTGTCCATGCATTGTTTGGTGCCATCCAGACGGCCCAGTTCGTAGGCCTTGGCCGGATTATTTGGCACCGGTCTGCCGTTTACCCTTTTGAGCATCGCTATCACCCCTTTCCTCGTATTTGCATACGCCCGGTGTATCTGGCACTGGGCAATAATCCGCACACGCCGGGCAATCTGCGTTGACGCATATTTCGTCCTGCATCCATTTGCAGTCATCAAGCATCGCCGTCACCGTCCTCCAGATATTCGCACCACGGAAAACACACCACATCTGATAATAATGCGGGACATTCCAGCTCGTTAGGGCAAGTGCAAATTAACATTCCGCACCTTCCTTCCGTTCGCCGTAGGAGCAGAAGTCGTCAGGTTTAGGTGCATCTTCTGGGATAATCCGGATGGTTTGAAAGAGCCAGCAACCAAACCACTCCCCGTCGTTATTATCCGCAAACCACTTGCATTCCTTACACCGCACCACCGGCACAGCGTCCACGGTGGGCAGCAGCTCCGCATACTCCATCACAGACTCGATGCCATTGATGAAATGCGTGTTGGCGTGTTCTTTGTCACAACGGTTCGCCCGAATGGGGAACTCTTGCAGTTTGTCACCATCAATCAGCCTCATCGCTGTCACCTCCGTCCATCTTCGCCCCGCAGTTGGGGCAAAAACGATACGCTTCATAATATGCCTGAAAACGCCTACCACAGTTAGAGCATATGGCATTATCAAGCCTGCGCCCTTCAACAACATTCCACCGTCCATGTACCACCGAGGCAACATCGGCGGCAGGCTGTGCGTCTACCTCCCATATCACATCTTCAAGCAGCCCACACCCCTCTTCGTCATCAACATCTGCATGAGCGTCCCGCCAATTCTCTAAAATTTTGCGTAACGCTTCCCGATCAATGTATTCAGCCATTTTCAGCCCTCCTCACAGTAAAATCTGGAAATGTCATCCATACGCCAGCGAACCGTGTCCGAAATAGTGGAGTATAGGTATCCCCCTTCCATGTGTACGGACCGCACACCGTATACCTGCCGCGGATTCGTGAAATGCCCGAATTGCTTTTTCATGTGTTCCTCAATCTCTTCCTTGAAGATAATAGTCAGCTTCATTCCATCGCCTCCACATAGCACCAGCTCTGGGGCGGGCGTTCAAGCGTCCTCCCACACTCGACAAGATTGATGCTCCCGTCAGGGTTGTAGTCATATTTTTGATATGAGCAAGCAACCCTGCGCGATGGACACGATCCATCATCATTTTTATACTTGCACACAGGGAAAAACTTGCTCAGCTCCTTCGGCGTGTTGTAGATTTTCAGGTCAGTAATGTGCCAACCATAGAGAAACGGTGCTTTGGACCCATAAGCGTTGAGTTCTTCTTTTGAAACGCACGACGCGGATATGGCTCTGATTTCGACTTCAATATCGTCATTCCCCCATTCGTTGAGCGAGAGGTAACAATAATCGAAATTTTCAGGTATTCCCCGCTTACCAATTCCGTAAATGCGGTCACAGGTAAACTCGCCAATAACACGCCCTCCGAGCCTAAATGCCATGATGCCGTCCTTCTCCACCCAGCCCTGTGTTTCATAAATGTAGCACTTAAACGGCGTTTCCAGCTTCGGGCGGGTCTTTCGCACCTCAATCGTCTTTTCGCCGTTGACGATCTTCTCGCACCACTTCGGGCGGATGCTCAGCATGACAGCCTTACTCATTTCTTCATCGCCTCCAGTGCTTTCTCCGCCTCTTCGCGGGTAAGGAATACGGTCTTACCAAATCCGTTTAGCGCTACGCCATACTCCCGCCCTCTGGCGCCTATTGGCTCAAGGCCAATAAAGCCGATTTTATTGCCCATGCCAATCTGCTTGACCTCGCACTCGCTTATATGCTTATCCGTGTCCAGCAAGGCGAACACCCGCTGGCCCACCTTGCACGGCAGTACCACCAGCCGCCCGTCCCTGTCGGCCTTGACCAGCTGGCGGAACCTGTCCAGTGCCTCGCTGGCTTTCTGCTCACCGATCATGTCCTCCAAAAACACCCAATAGGCGTGGAACTCCTCCGGCGTAAGTCCCGTGTCCAAATATCCCCGCAACATCGGGCAGTGTGCAGCCGGTACCGCCGTGCAGAATCCCCCGACAGCAGTGCAGTTCCCGTTATCCTTATGGCGAAAATCGCAGCGAAGACAATTCACTGGTTTCATGTCACTCCACCTCCTGCAACGACTGCACAGCTATTGCTACTGCCTCTGACATCCCATCACTGGGAGACCACGCATATTTGTCGAACAAGGTAGAGTAGTCTGCATACAACTGCACTAACATAACAGCAGCTTCTTGTTTTGTCATTTCACTCCACCTCCTGCATCCAGAACTCGCGGCGGCATTCGGCACAGGACCCATAAGGACTTGCGCATCCCCCGTACGCATTCCTGTATTCGGAAGAAAAAAGCACGGGACACGAACTCAAAGTTCCCCCGTCGAGAACCAGCGCCTCCGGGTATTGCTCCAGAAACACGCTCTGCCGCGTCTTACGCGGATGTGCAGCAGACCATTCCTCTACTTCTTTTACAATGTCCTCGGCCGGTATTCCCTCAGCCAAAGTAGGCAAATGTTTCCCAGTAACCTTATACATTCTTCTGTGCTCTTCAATAAACTTCACAGCGTCCATATTGTCAACCTCCTATCTCATATGTCGTTTCCCGGCCTTTGCAAACCTCGCGCTCTGCCGCACATTCTGCTTCGGCGGCAAGAATCTGCACCCACAATATCCCGGCGGCAATCAACAACCCAAGCGCCGCGCCGCCCACCACGGCAAATATCCTTTTTCTGCTCATTTTCCTATCTCTCCTCCGCATACGATCCACTGCTCGTCCCTCGCTTCTCACCACTCAACCGTGATTTCGCAATCATCCGGCATAAGCAGGCGCAGATTTTGCAAAATGCTTTCTCGCTCTCCCCGGATGGTCAGCCGTGCGTGCAGCAGCTCCACTCTCCCCCCCTCCGTGGGTGGGGGGGAGAATTGGTTCTCGTCTGCCGTTTCCGCTGCTGTTGCTTCCGGTGCATGCCACTCTGCCAATTTTTCGCTCCATTTCTTCCGATTCCCGCATCCGTGCAAAAACGGAACTCCTATTTTTTCCGCCTCCCTCCGGATTCTTCCGGCAGAAGCATTCATCTCATCCACAAGGTAGGTAGCTGCGCCACCGAATCTCTGCATGTTGCGGAAATATTCAGCCTTCAAATCATCCGGCATCTGTACGAATTCATCCATCGGCATAGGCCGCGTGATGTTGTAGGTTTTCACCGCTCCGTTCATCTCCTTCCTCTGCGCCGCAGTGAGATAGTCACTGGGCAATCTGCATTTTCCACGCTTGCGGTTCACATGGGCATATGCCCCTCTTGCAACGCGCTTTTTCTGTGCGATGTCATAATCAAAATCATTCATAGGCAGTTATGTACACCTCCGTGCGCGGATTCTCTTTGTCGTACAGTACCCGGCTTCCGTCATGGCTAACGATAATGCCGCAGTGGTCGTCCAGCAGCACCCGCGCCTTGACCATCACATCGTCCACAGCTTCCAGCAGATTTGTTAAATCCACTCGCCGCCTGGTTGGCATATAAAACAGACATTTAACCTCCACGGGATAATCTATCGGCTCATGCACACCCGCCTTTTTGCAGTGCCATACAGCTTCCGCCTCGTAATCGATGTACTGCTGCGACGGCATGATAAACGATGCCCCCGTCTTGCTGCTGTGCATAATGCGCTGGCTGTTTTTCTTTGTAACCGGCGGCAGGGGTATGGTAAAATTTACGCTCATTTCAGTTTCCTGTTACCACCGTGTCAGCACCCTGCACCGTAACCCATCCATGCTTTATCCGCGCCTCTGCTTCCTTCATCTGAATCAGTTCTGGGGTGATGGATTCTGCAATAGTTTTGTTGGATTCTGCCTCTGCCTGTGCCTCAATAATTTTAACGGCAGCTTCGGATTCAGCTACAACGCGATTCGTCTCCGCCTGCGCTTCTGCTGTCTGCTTCGCAAGTTCAGCAATTTCCGCGTCCTGCTTTGCCTGCTCTTTTGCTCTGACTTTTTCCTGCAAGGCGGAATCCAGTTCCACATCAATCACCAACGCACTGGAAACATTGATTCCATATTCGGCGGTCAGGCGTTCATTCAGGTAATCGGTGATTGCCTTGTTTACATCCGGCTTTTTGTCAGCGTAAATGTCCATAACACTGAATCTGGGGGTAACTTCCTTCACATACGCGATGATGCTATTTCGTACACGGCTCTCCACAATGGTTTCTCCGTCCATTCCGTTGAACTTCTCGTACAGGCTCACCACGCGGTCAGGGATGAAGTTGTAGTTTACCGTCAGGTTAATTCCTACCATCCCGCCATTTGCGGGCGCGTCAATGTGCCAGTCTGCGTGCTCGTCCGTGTTATAATCGGCAGGGTCATCGGAAAACACAATCTGCTGCTGGCTGATAGGGAACTGCTTGATATGCTTCAGGGGAGACAGCCAATGCCAGCCCTGCGCCAGCGTGGTTTCCTCGACACCCTTCGATGAGTAAACAACACCGACATACCCAACCTTGATTCGCTCTAAGCAAACAATACAGTAAACTGCAACAACGACCGCCAACAATGCAGAAACAGAAATTGCGATAGCCTTTTTCATTACTTTTTACCTCCGAAAATGTTATAAATTATTGTGAATGATATACCAAAGACGATGATGAACAGTGTTACGATTTCCTTCATTACGCGCCGCCACCCATCTCCATCTGCCCATCCACCTGCATGGCCTTTGCAAGCCTGCTGCAGGTGTCCAGCTCGTCCAGTGCCCGCTTGCGGTACATTGCAAGCAAGGCTTGCTTTTCTTCCTCCGTTTCCGCCAGCTTGTACCCGCCGTCTTTCAGCGCAACGATGGGTACACCCTGCCGCCGCTGCTCCCGTATCATCCGGCGGTTTGCTCTGTCCGGCATCCCAGTCAATGCTTCAAGGTTTTGCCGTGTGTATGTAATGCCGGGAATCATGCGTAATGTGGCCATGTCAATCCTCCAATCCGCCCAATTGATCCGCCATAGCTTTGGCGATGCCGGGGTTAAGCAAAAGCGCTTTAATTTCGTGAAGAAGGTCTAAAGAGCCGCTAATTGCCGAGATTCCAACAATTTTGCTTCCACCACCGTCACTTCTTGCCCCTCAACAAACTTTGCAATGTCACGGCAGGAAATTCTCCCGAGCGCTGTTTCCGACCATTCGTGCCGTGTAGAATTTTCTATGGGCGGATTTTTTCCGATAAGCCACCAGTCAGGGCCATATCTCCGCTGGAGTTCAAAGTAATAGTAGTCGTCTGGATTGATCTCTACGTTGATAGTCTCAAACCAATCTAATGACGGCTGCGTATACGAAAACTTAAATGGCGCTTTAACAGACTGTGACATTCCACTCCCCCCCCTCACAAATGTCTACGATATGCTCGCACAGGTCTGCCGGTATAACTGACCGCTCCCGGCTCCCGGCGAGCCCCTGCGTGCCCGTCTTTGCCCCTCGCGGCGCGGCTACATGGCACGGGTCTCCATTGTGACACGGCGGCTTAAATCCGGGGTCCGGGTGATTCGTCCAGATATCGGTTGGTTTCATTCTGCTATCGCCGTATTGGCAATATGTAACGGTGTATCTGGGCAAGCCCTGCATCCACGTCATTTTGCGCATGCCCCCCCTCGGATTCTCGACGAACCAGTACATAGGAGATAGGGCTAATATCAGACGTAAAACATGCTGATCAACTGCATCGCAAAACTTGGCATACTCGCTCACCGGGTCCAAATTCCCTGTCTCGGGGTTTTTCCGCCTGTGGTGACTGATGGCCGCAATAGAAAATGTGGCGCAGTCCGGGCTTGCCCAAATGACGTCCGGGCGCCCAAAGCGTTCCAAGATATCCTGCGCTGTGACGGTCATGATATCCGCGTACCAATCGATATGGTCAAAGTCCTTATCCCACTCGATGGAATACACCTCGTGCCCTCGCCGCTCAAACGCCTTGCCGATGCTTCGCGTCCCCGCAAAAAGCTCTAAACACTTCATCTCAATACCTCACTCCAATGAAACATAACAATGTGGTCATTTCAGCCTCCAATTCTGCTTTTTCCCGATGTTCAGCATATAATCCCTCGCCCGCTGGTTGATTCTGCTGCCGATGGCTTCATCCCAGCTCAAAATGCGGTCAATGGTCAACTCCGTGGAGATGATTGTGATTGCATCCGGGTCAATGTACCGGGCATTCAGCAGGTCAAAGGAGATGTTTTTGTCGGCATCCGTAACGCTGCCCTTTAGAAAATCGTCGATATACAGCGCACGGACGGTTTTCAGCGGCTGCATGGCTTCGGCGTATGCTTCGGCATCGTTGGTCTTTGCTTTGATTGCCGGAATATCTCCACGCCATTGCACATACCGCACAGGGATCCCGCCGTCCATCAGCTTGGAGCAAATCGCCGTACACAGGTGCGTTTTCCCAGTACCGGGAGAGCCACCGATGAAAAACCACTTGCCTTTCCAGTCGGTCAAATACCTCTCCGCCGCTTGCTTTGCGGCCTGTTGCCAATACTCCTGAGTTTGGAACGACTCAAAGGTGCAGCTATCCAGCAGTCCCAGAAGCCCGGAACGCTCCATGCGGAGCCTATTTCGGCGGATGATCTCGCATTTGCAGGTTCTGCTCACCAGTTCGCCGCTTTCCGTGCGCCGAACGGTGTAGCCCAACCCGCCGCAAATGTCACAGCCATGTTCCGACATGGTACTCCTCCTTCGTTTGTTGCGCTCCGGCCCCCGTCAGCACATCATCCCACCGGCCTTGATTCAGCCACGTGGCTGGGTTTGGGATGTATTGACCGTTATCCTTGCGCCACTGTTCGCTGTTTTTCTGACTGTTGACGGCATCGATAAGCGTTTTAACCGGCACAGAAACCTTGGAAAATGCTTTCTTTGCGGCCTGCTTTCCGACTTTCCGGGGATATGCCGCCCAAAACGATTCAAACGGCGACGCGCTATTGTCTTTGTCTTTGTCTTTGTCTTTGTCTTGTGTCTTATGTCTTATGTTAGGCATTTTGCTTTCGTTAGCTTTATTTTGCTTTAAGTCGCTTTCGTTAGCTTTATTGCCCCTGCCGCCCTTCTTCCCGTTCTCGGAGTAAGAGGCAGATTTTTTATTGTCTCGGTCTATCGTGGTCCGGAATACTGGAAACAGAATACCCTCTCGCCCGTCGAGTTTTGGCTCAAGCCCTGACCGCGCATATTCCAGTATGGCGATAAATAGTCTCCCTCGCTCGGCATCTGACAAGGCGGCTGTTTGCTCTATCCAGTCAAAATAGGCTTTGACATAGCAAATATTCATTTTTACTCCCTCTTGTGTGCATCCATGTGGCAGTCCTTACAAAGCGTAACTCCATTCTCTACGGAAAACCTACATTCCTTGTTTTTCGCCCACGGCATCAAATGATGTGCGTTTAATTCTCCTCCTCGCTTTCCACAAACTTGGCAAGTATATTTATCTCTCGAAAACACAGCCTTTCTCCACGCCGCATACTTCGGGCTTCCGCGCTCTCTTTGATTCTGTGGGGTTATGCCGCCTTTCCAGTTCGGGTGGTTTTCTCCAGATCGGTACTTTGGTCTATCCCTGTCTATCTGCGCCCGCATCATCGGGAATAAAAACCGTTCGTTCCCGCCGAGCTGCGGGGCTTCGCCCGTCCTTGCATAAACCAACAAGGAAGTGAAAAGCCGCCCCCTCTCTGCGTCACCGAGCGGTTCTATCGCATCTAAGTAATCGATGAACAGCTTGATGTATGTCATATCCGCCATGCACTTACTCATTGCGCGGAAGTAGGCAAATACCGATTCCGTGATCCGTAAAAATGCTGGCTAACAGCCCTGCATCCTCCTCCGAAAGATCATCAATTCGTAAGACATTGTTAGTAAGAGAATCGGAAAGTGCGTCTCGGATGCTGTCGGCATCGTGGATAATCGCGTCAAATGTCATCCCTCGTCACCTCCAATTAGAACGGCAAATCGCCGTCATCCTCGGAAATCTCCTCGAATGTCTGTGCGGGCTTCTGTGGTGCGCTGTCCTTGCTGCCGCAGAAATGTACCCGGTCCGCCGTCAGCTCCACCACCGTGCGCTTGTTGCCGCTGTTATCCTCGTATTCCCGGCTGGAAAGTTTGCCCTCCACGACGATCTCCTTGCCCTTAGCAAAGTGCTTGCAAATCATCTCTGCCGTGCTCTTCCATGCCACGCAGGTGAGAAACAGCTTCGTTTCTCTGTCCTTAATCTTCTCGCTCCACGCCACACGGAAGTTGCACACTGCTGTTCCGCTGTTGGCGCGGCGCAATTCAGGGTCAGAGCAAAGCCGCCCCTGCAAAATCATTCTGTTTACCATCGTTTTCCTCCTTACAAATAGCTTTTTCCAAATTCACGGCGGAAGTCATCCTCCGTCCATCCCTGTTCCTGCATGGCCTTTAACTGGCCGTATCGGCGCAGGAGGCGCATTTGATTCCCGTTGCGGTGTACTGCCAGCCCTCCGTTTCTATGGCACCGTTCGCCGCAGAGATACACTACAAGTCCGTATTTCTCGCTTTTGTTGCGGTATGCGCCGCCGAAGATGTGCCTAATGGTGCCGCTCCAGCGGGTCACCCGCTCCATTTCTGCCGCACAGGAAGCACCGTCTTTCATCAGTCACCTTTATCACCTCCCAACGGCTGGGCTTCGCCCCAGCGTGATTTTAGCGCATCCAACTCCTGCGGTGTCATAGTCTCGATTCCAGCTTCTCGGCAATCGGCAACGATCTGGTCAATCAGCCGTGACATCTGCTCTGTGTCGTAGGTGCTTGAGCCGTACCAAACCGCCACGTTCACGCATCCCGGAATTTTGCTTGGCCCTTGTTCCGCCATCCAGCCGGTTCCTTTTGCCTCCCATCTGCGGCAGAACTCGTCCGCCGCCTTTGATACCATGCACACAACATCGCTCACACCACCAATGATCCTGATTTCTTCCCGGTACACATCATTCCTCGGAATCCCATAGTGTGCCGACAGTTTATCCAGCAGCACCCACGCATAAGCGTTTGCGTCAAGGCTCCTTCCCTTGCGCTTGATCTGCGCCACATACTGCTTGTCCGGCTTCATCTCGTCACAGATGGTCATTGCAGAGGCGGGGGACTGCACCCGGAGGCACAGCCACGCCCCATCGCTGTCCTGCTGCCACCGTGCGGCGGTCACATCAGCCTGCAACATTGTCCTGCTCCTTCTTTGCAGCCTTCATGCAGTCGGCGCACATCTGCGCTCCGTAGCGGCCCTTGGAGTACTTAACCATGTCCTTTACCGTCCACATTTCGCCGTTGCGCTTCTTGACGGACACAATGTCAGCTCCACATCGCTCGCACACCGGAGCAGCGTTCCGCTCCTTCTCGTCCAGCTCGGCGGAAGAAATTTTGTCCGGGTCCTCGCCGGTGGGAAGCGCAAAGGTCCGCAGCCACATATACTTAAACGCATAAGTCATGGCCTTGCCGCTGCCCTTGTCCTGTGTGTCTGCGCCATCTCCGCAGGATGCGATCTCGATGTATTCCTCCGGGTTTTCCACGTTGACCATGCGGTAGATGACATCCACGTGGGTAATGTTCCCAGTTCTCCCGGCTGTCTGTGCGATGGGGTATACAACCAGTTTGTGCTTCAGCAGTTCCGCCCGCATGATGGAGGTTACTTTCTCCTCGCTCAGTGCCTTGTATTTGGTGCTGCCAAACTCTACATGATCGTCCTTTGCCAAATACTGGACATCCTGCATGATTGCAGCGATTTTCTCGTAGATATTCATCATTCGGTTTTCTCCTCATCAACAACTTGTAGCGGGCAATATGCCCCGACGATTCTCGTGTCTACCAGATACTCGCCTGTTCTCCGACATTGATTTCGCGAATAAGTCTCCAGCAGTGGGCAGAGGTTACAGCACATTTTCCCCTCCGGAAATGGGATTTCCACTGTAGCTTTTATGTACCGGAGGACACCGTTTATCATCCCAAGCCCCCCTTATGCAAAAACTCCGAGAGATACTCACCATCCGTCAGATCGGAAATATAATCAAGCTGCACATCGGAGAACTTCCGTATAGCCAGCTTGAAATTGCCAATCGTTTCCAGTTCGCACTTGTGGCACATAGCGGCTTTCATCGGCTTCCAGCCGTGGCAAACAGGACATTCATCCGCTTCTCCGGGGATAATCTCCTCTCCGCACTCTGGGCAGACATAAATTATGCTGTTTCCGCACTCATCGGACTTTTCCTCGATGTAATCCAGCGAATGGAACGCTGCCCCACAATAATCACACAAATACATCGTCTTTCCCTCCGTTTGTGTTACTTCCCGTCCAGCTTGTCCACCAGCCGCATGAGCCAATAACTCACCGTTGCGGCTCCGATGATGACCAGCGTCAATGTGTACCCGTCCATCAATTCACCTCCGCAGCGAAAAGCGCATCGCACATACCCTTGCAGGGGCAGGCCGGGCAATCGCACTCCAGCGGGTTCTTATCTTCGCACAGCGCATCGTGCCGTGCCAGAAAAGCATCCTCCAGCGCCCTGTATTCTTGGTTGGTCATGTTTACTCCTCCCGCTCTGCGATCCACGCATCCAGCTTCTTTTTAAAAATCTGAAATACCCGGCTGCGGTCGGTGCGGATGCACACGCCGAAGGGGTACACGCCCTGCTCCAGGCCGTCGGCCAGAGTGTCAGAACAAAGGCTCAAGCCTTTATCTCTAAGATACTTCGATGCCTGGTGCAGCGTCATGGTTTCGATCATTTGTCAGCCTCCTTCTTCAACAGCTCGTCCACCGTGCAGCCGTACAGCTCGGCGATCTCCGGCAAGCGGCTGGCTCTCGGTGCCTGCGTGCCGGTCTCCCACATGTAAACCGCCGCATCCGTCACCTTTAGTTTCTCGATTACCTGCTTGACACTCAGACCAGCGGCCAATCGAGCGCTGCGAAAACTCATTCTTTCACCTCCAGTTTGCATTTACTTAGTTTTCGTTGACTGTGGCGGGGGAATTTGTTATACTGCCTTTAGCCCTTGCGGCAAATTTAAGGAGGTGGACTTTTTGACCAACCTTTTGACTTTGCCCGTTCCAGACCGAAGTACCGGCGCAATGCGATAGGGTCAGGCTGCCCCAGAACTGCCAAAGTGAGCGGTGCGTCACAGAAACGGAAGTCCGTTTTTCGTCAGACTGGCATTTCCGAGCCGCAAGAATGACGGCTTGGCCATCCGGCTAAGGATTGCCGGTGAACAGTCTGTGCAGCGCACTCTGGTAACAAATCTGGGAGGAAAACGCCCGCAAACGGACTGCGGGTGTTTTTCTTTTCGCCTTTTCCTCCTCTCCGCAATCAACAAAAACTAAGTTTTTCTTGACAACTTAGCAAACTGTGGTATTATGGAAGTGCCAACAACCCTTAATATTTTCCGCAGTCCGCTAAGTGCAGGGGGGCTTGGTTTTGTATTGCCTCCCGCCGATTCTTATTATAACTAATTAGAAATTATAAGTCAACCACTTTCTATTAGTTTTTATTAGTTTTGGCGAACTGCACAATATCCACGAGGTGCAAATGGACGCTATAGACAAAATCAACTTTTACTTGAGCAAAAAGGGCAAAAATGGAGCCGATTTAAGCCGCGCATTAGGGCTATCAAATAGCATTTATAGCCAATGGAACACGCGGAAAACTAAGCCGTCAAATGCTCGCCTTCCCGCTATTGCCGAATATCTCGGCGTTTCCGTAGAGGACATTATGCCGGACGATGTAGCCGCCCCCGCAGCTTCGGAGGGCGCAAAAAAAGCCCCCGATCCGGAGATCGAGGGCGGGATGAAAGATGAAGATTTGAAAGAAGCTGTCGAGCTTTTGAAAAAAATGGATAAGGAAACCCTGCGGATTTTTATCAAAGCCGCCCGCGGGGCTTTGGAGAATTAATTATGAGTATTTCGTGGGGTGAAATCGGCGTTTCCGCCTTTTCTGTTTTGGCATCCGCCGGAGTGTCTGTCTACATTTCTAAGCGGACAGCAAAAGCAGAAATCGAAAAGCTTCGGGCAATATGGGCGCACGAGAAAGAGGCCGCTTGCGATTCCGATTTTGATGCGATGGTTGCCGCCGTTTCCTTATATGCAAAGTATCCGGCTCCCGCAAACTTTCAGTCCGCTACCAACGCCGTCGGCATTTATCGCGCAAAAGCCACGGGAGAAACAGCGGAAAAGGTTGACGAACTCAGCCGTTTAATCGTGAAGGAATGCCCAAATCGCACAGCAGTATCCGACCAGCTGCAAGCCGTAATTGAGTGCAAGCGTAAAGCGTAGCTTTAAAAGGTAGCCTTGCCCTGCTCTCCCTCTTTCCAAAACATATCAAGTTCACCGGCAAAAAGATTCCTGGCAATTTTGTAAAGCTCATTGATGGCTGTTTCGCGGTCAACGCCGTCCAGCTCAAGGCCGATTTCGCGCTCGTAGCCGTTTTCTTTACTGATAGCCCAAATTTTCATTTTATCGCCTCCATAATTTTATCAAACTGATCGCGGGTCATTTTACTCGCCAAAGAAATCGCCTCAGAAAGTAACGCAATATGCTCTGCATTCTTTATTATATCACATTTATTTTTCGTTTCACAGCTTAAAATTTCCATCTTTATATTTTTCTGCTTCCAATCCACATTATTTCTCCTTTCGGTTTATCTACCTATAGTCAAAATATGGCATTTGTTGCACAGTTTAGGGCAACAATACAAAAAATTTTTTAAGAAGGAGCATAATTAGAAATGGCTAAAAAATCTTCCTTTAAAATACCAGGGCTTTCCTTTAGCTGGAAACGTGCGCTTGGAATTACCAGCGCAAAACGCAAGATTGCAAAAGCAACGGGAATTCCTACAACAAAGGCGGGGCGGCAAAGAAAAGTCGGCAAGCTATTGGGGATTAAGTGAAAGCCATAGAAGATTATTTCATATAGTCCCCACCGCCCCCGCACCGGACGGTGGGGATTTTTTGCCGCCTATCGCCGTCACCGGCTCTTGGCCGCATACCCACAGTATCAGTTTGTTGTTTGGCAAGTCAACCCAAAAAACCGGATAATATACGATTAGCCGATAAAAACAAACGGAGAGGTTTGCCCGAAATAAGGCAGGAGGGGAAGAAATGGAAAAAACTTTGCAGGATATTTGCAGAGAGGCAAAGGAGTACCAGCATCTTACCACGCAAGACTTAGCCGATTTAACAGATCTGTCATCGTCCACGATCAGCAATTACTTTTCTGCGTCTTCAAAGGATCCAAGCCTATACAAGATGGGGCTTATATGCGCCGCCCTCGGTGTGTCTATAGATGAGTATTTTGGTATCGTAAAGAGACCAACCACGGAGGAGCAGCTGGCAGAGGCCCACAGAGCAATGGCCGATGCAGATGCAAAGCATAGCGCAGCCCTACGCATTGCACACTTGGAGGGCGGCATGGAGCAGCTGACCGGATCAGTGGCAAAGCACGAAAAAAAGGAGCGCGTATTGCAAATTTGGGTGTATATCCTGGCGTTTTCGCTGTCAATTGCCGTATCCATAATATTTGGATATTTGGCGTTTGATTCAAGCGTCCCGCACACAGGGCTTATCCGCAACGGGCAGATTACATCAATCGGCTGGATGCTATTTGCTCTGCTTGCGGTGGGCGTCGGTGTAATCATTGCTTCGCTGATTAATGCGCTGCGATATTACAGGCACCATCAAACTGATAAAAATATAGGGCAGGAGGATAAAAATGGGAAAAGCAATGAGGAGGGCCAACGGAACTGGGACAGTGTATAAGCTCGCCGGGCGCCGACGCAGGCCCTGGGTGGCTGCAAAGCAAAAAATCATTATAGGATATTACCCCACCAAAAAAGATGCTATAGCGGCGCTGGAACGTCTTGCAGGCAAGGATTTAACGGAGCGGTACAACATGACCTTTGCTCAGGTGTTTGACGCTTGGAAAGAGGAGCATTACAAAAAAATAGGGCCAAACGGTATAGAAGGCTATGACGGCGCATTTAAAGTTTTTGCGCCGCTGCACGACCGGAAGTTCCGGGACTTAAAAACGGCGGATTTCCAGGGCGTACTGGATGCCCATATGCATAAATCCCATAGCACTGTGTCCAAGTATAAGCAACTCATAACGCAGATGTCCACATGGGCCATGCGCGAGGAGATCATCACAACAAATTTTGCAAAATTCGTCCAGCTCCCCGAAAACACAAAAAAAGAAAAAGAAACATTTACCGATGCTGAAATAAGCAAGCTGGAAGCGGACGGCAGCGACACCGCAAAAATTATCCTCATGCTGATTTACACAGGAATGCGCATAGGGGAATTGTTTTCCCTACCGGCTAAAGATTATCACAAAGATTATGTGGTCGGCGGTGAAAAGACGGAGGCTGGGCGAAACAGAATCATCCCAATCCGCCCCGAAGGGATCCCATACTTTGCCTATTTTGCAAATAAGGCTACTGGTCCACTGCTCATATCCGGCTATGCTGGGGAAAAAATCCCAGCAAACTTCCGCCGCCGGGATTATTACCCGCTTTTGGAAAAATTAAAAATCCAGCGCAAAACGCCGCACTCCACCCGGCACACCTATGCGAGCTGGGCGAGAAAAGCGGGGATTGCTCCGGAAACGCTACAGAGGATCCTCGGCCACGCCAACTACTCCACTACCGCAAATATATACGTCCATACGTCAGCGGAGGAATTGGTGCAGGCCGTTAAAAATGCGAAAATTTGTTAGTAGTTTGTTAGTTACCGACGGGAGCCAAGGCAAGCCCTTGCAAAATTGCTCTGCGAAAAGTTGCAAAATCGCAGCAAATATTGTTATTCTTATTAACTTTTGTGCCTATATATTCAAAACGATTATAATTCACACGCAGGAGGTCACTGGTTCGAGTCCAGCAGTCTCCACCAAAAAAGTCCAGGAATCTCAAGGGTTCCCGGACTTTTTTATTTTCGCCAAGATTAACTTTGTTAGTAACGTGTTAGTAGTAGCGATTTAGGTTAGTTTTTTTAGGACGCTGTTATAAGCTTTCTCATTGACGATTTTTAGTGTGTCCATAAGCTCGTCCATAACTTCCCACGCCCTATCCTGCGCTACATTCCCGACCGCTTTCAAAAATTCACTGCCGGAGGGTTTTATTTTCTTGGCCGGCGCAGGCTCTGCAGAATACAGCATTGGGGGCGCTTTCGCCTGCAGTTGCTCCCCGCCTTGCTCGTTACGGATAATGTAGAGCGCCGCCAGTTTCTCATAGTTTGTCCAGCTCGATTCTTCTGTTTCAAGGCGAGCTATCCAGCGCTTGACCTCATTCTCGTCGACCATAGGGGTGCACCCCCTTTAGTCCTCGATCGTGTCCATGCAGCGCTGGATGGCTCTGCGGATGCTTTCGTCGTCGGCGTTGTCCAGCATCTCCTGCAACTGGCGCTTCATATCGTCCCGGGCACCGTCCCGGGAATAATGGCCGCGGACATAATGGGTGCCCCGGCGGGCATAAGAGCTGCCTTTACCATAGGTTCCGCGCATGTCCGCCTCCCAGTCACCGGCCTGGGAATATCGGCGCTGGGAATAGCCGTCATCCTCCAGCATCTCGATCTTGTCAATGTTTTTGATGGTGTCGGTCAGCTTGTGCACGATGTCGAGGTCACCCGCGCCAAGTTCTCCCTTGCGGGTAATCTCGTCCAGCTCCTTGCAGAGCATATTGCGCAGGTCATACATAGATTTCATACCCATTGTTCATTCTCCTTTCTCAGCAAACTCTTGTAATGATAAGGTTCGCGTTTCTCACGTCAATGTCCTCGCCACTAACGTTGCGGATGGACAGCGACGCGCAACAGCCCTTTGTAACGTCAACGTACTCGGATGCCGCCACATTGAAAAACGCCTCCGCCGCTGTGGGCGTCACCGTCGCAACGGAGGACGGCAGAGGTTCACCGTCAACCGCAATGGCAACGGAGATGGGGCCAGGGGTCCCGCCGGCGCTTACGGCAATATTGCCGATAAAGTCCACCTTGTAGCGGACGCGGCACTGGGAGCAGTTACCCCGGAGATTAAACAGGCCAGAGCCTGTGCGATGGGTCACAAGGCCCTTTGTGCAGGGGATTGGCGCCTCGGTAAAAAGCACGTTCTGATTTGCCGCTACGGTCTGTGCAGCAACAGCAGTGTATTCAGGCATGGAAAACTCCTTTCTAAAAATACAGCGGCGGAGCGATTGCCCCGCCGCGTTATCGTAGTATCGGCACGGGGCCGACCATTTCGCCGTTGTCGGCAAAAAGCTATGCTATGCAGTTGTCAGCAGCCGCAGCCCTGATTGCATCCGCAGCCGCCGTAACCGCTACCTGCCCACGGGTTACAAGTAATGTAGGCAGGCGAAGGGCACGGACGCAGCTGCGAGATCAGATAGTTGTTCTGCGCGGCCTGAGATGCCGCCAGCTTCAGATTCTGATTCTCGGTCTGGAGGTCGGACAGCTTGCTTTGCGTCAGGAAGTCGAGGATGGCGCGGCTGTTCTGGTTGTTTGCGTCAATGATGTCGCGCGTGGCGTTCTGCACGGTGTTGCGCGTGTCGCACGCCTGCGTCGCCATGTCGTAGCGCACCTGGGCGATAGCTGCACGGTTTTCGCAGCAGCAATTAGCGGACTGCATCTGCATGGCGTTGAGTTGCTGCATCAGCGCCGCCTGCTGGTTGCTGCGGGAAAGCTCGGCCTGTGCAAAGCCGTTTGCCAGCGCCATGTTGGTGCCATTGACAAGCTGCGCCTGCTGGTAAAATCCGTCGCAAAGGCCCTGATTTACACTGTCGATCTTGCGCTCGACATTGGCAAAATCAGAGGTCAGCACATAGCCGTCGACCACGCCGCCGGAATTGCCGGCGTTGTTTCCCCAGCCGTTGCCGCCCCAGCCGCAGAACACAAACAGGAAAAGAATGATGATCCACCACGCGCCATCGCCGCCGAAGCCGCCAAAGCCGCTGTTCATCATGCCGGTAGGCGCAACAGGCATAGTGGCCTGAACGCCGCCGTCAGAAAGAGACATAGTATCACTCCTTTGAAAAATTTTTATTCATCAAATCGTGGCCACGATGTTGATTTATGTTGATGATTACTGCATCAGGCTTTGAAACTGCTTCGCCATCTGCTGTAGCTGATTAAGCTGCTGCTGGTTTAGCCTACCACTCTGCAAGAGCTTTTCGACCTCGGCTTTGGGGTCGCCCTTGAAATTTGCTTTGAACTGGTTGAACTGCTGAACCATCTGGGCAAAGTTCCCCATAGGCCCCTGCCCGCCGCCCAGCGCAGCCATAAACGGGTTACTCATCGTCTTCGTCCTCCTCGACCTTGCGTTTCTTCTTACCCTTTATTTCGCCCACAAGCGCCGCCAGACGGTCGAACTCCTCGCGGGTGACAAATTCCACGCCCGGATTTTGCGGCGCGTTAGGGGCCGTTTCTGTGCGTTCTACGAGGTCATAAATCTTGAGCGTCGGTTTCCCGCTTGCGTCTGCCTGCTTGAGGTAAACGGTGGGGGCGGTGGAATCCCACAGTGCTACGGCAGAGTTGGGTGCGATGAGATAACCTCTTGCCTCCTGCTCGCCGCTTACCCATTGCACGCCGCCCTGCGCGATGGGGTTCTGTTGCACTGGCTGCGACATAGGCTGCTGCATGGGCTGCATCTGTGGCTGCTGCATCTGCCGCATCTGCATGAGGTTGTCCGGCATCGGCTGCGGATAATAGGGGTTGAAATAGGGATATGCCATGTTCATTCCTCCGTTTCTTTGTCCCAGAAATAAAGCGGGATTTCGTTCTCGCTGTTCCAGCTGTCATAGATGATCCCGTCCTGAACGCACACTACATGCCCAGAGAGGGCGAGAATATATGTCCCGCGCGGGTGCTCATCGGCAAACCTGCCGACCGTGTAACAGTCCGGGCAAGTGTCCGGTATGATGTATCTCCGGTAGCCTAAGGACCGCAGATACGCGCCCCAACAGGCGTTTGCATTGGGTAAATCACCGTCCAAGTAGCCACGCATGCACAGCCGGAGATAAACCTCGCCCCAATCCTTTCCCGTGGCCTTACAGATCGCACGGACAGTGCAATCGGACACGTTTTTCCCGCAGGGATTTGGATTAAAATATTTATACATGATTGCGACCCCTATATAGGCTTTCAGCAATTTCCACATACGCTAAAAGCCCCTGGGGATCGTCTGCGTACAGAATGCAAATATCCTGCGCCATTTGCGCGGTAAACCCGCATTTGATTAAGCGCTCGTACATATTCCCGCCTCCTTGCCTCTATAATAAAAGAAATCCGGGCAAATAAACTGCCCGGATTCTGCCTTGATTCTGCAATAATGTAGTTACAGTGTACACCAATTGTGTGCAAAAACAAAAAATAGCCGCACCCAAAAAGGGTGCGGCTACTTTTAGGAATTGAATGCATCCGCCAGTTTTTGGTATGCGCGGCGGCGCAATTTGTAAAATCCATCTACGCTGATATGTAGTTTTGCCGCCGTCTGTACGCAGGTGCGGCCAAAAACGTCCACGTCAATTACACAGGTTTCCTCGTCTTCCGGTAGCCCTACCGCACGGATTGTTTCTGTGGCGCGGCATGGTGCCATAGTGGATAGTTTTTTGCGGATACTTTTGTGCTGATCTATCATTTCCCACGGTGTGCCGTGGAGGTGCGGATGTTTATGCACGGGCGTGAGGCCGGCGTAGCGGTGTCCTCTGCGCCCTCCAGTGGATTATTTTACCCCTAACTCACCTTATTTCAGCAGGAAATTCCAGCTATTGGAGCCCAAGATACCGTCCATGCCCAGACCGTGATCAGCCTGCATCTCCCGCAGACCGGCCTCCATCTTGGGGCCAAAGAGCTTGTCACCGCTCCAAATTTCATCCGGGTAATAGCCCTTGTCCTTCATCAGCAGCATGGCGGCCCGGACGTCATTGCCCTCCATGCCACGGCGCAGCATACGCAGTTCCATGTTGATCGTCTCCTCCTTCGTCGTCGGTGCGGGTGCGGGCTTGGGCTGCTCAGCAGCCTTATAGGTCACACCCAGATAGTTGCAGATGCCCTTGGCGATAGCCTCGCCAATCTTGGTGGTGTTCTCCACGATCCACTTGGCCCCGGCGGGGGTGTCGTGGAACTCACACTCCACGTAGGCCGTAGGGGCGGCAGGGACACGAATCTCGTAATAGGTCTCCTCCTGAATACTTTCACTCGTGCCGGGGGAGATGGGTGCCAACTGGTCATAGATCGCCTTGCAGGCCTTATACCCCTTGCCGGAGGCGTTGTAGCAGAAGAGCCGGGTGCCCATGACATGACCGTTTGCGGCGTTGGTGTGGATGGGCACGTGCAGATCAGCGTCAAAGGCGTTGGACTCGCTGCACTTCTGGGCCATGGAGATCATGTGTCCCACCTTGACGGCCACGCCGCTGCGTACCAGCGCCGCACGGCAGGCCTCGGCAATTTTGCCGCACTGAACGGCCTCGGTGGTGTTGCCGTAGGCATAGCGGTTGTCGGTCTGATCGCTGGGGCTGATGTACACTCGCTTGCCCATATCTCACTCCCCCTTGCTCAGCTGCTTGACAGCCTGATTGATGCCGGTGGCTGCCAGACCGCTGACGATACCCACGGCAATGGCGGTGATGGGATCACCAGCCGGAAAGTCCGGGATGGGTGCCAGATAGTAGCTGACAGCCCCCAGCAGACCGCCGCAGACCCCGCACAGGATGGGGATCCACTTGTCGTTCATGCTGCTGGCCTTGCCCACCAGCCCCACGAGGTAGGTGATGACGGTGATGACCGCCACGCTTGCGATGCCAAAAGTTTCCATAATTTCTCCTTTCCGTGCCCGATTCGGGCACACAAAAAATGTTGATAAGTCTTTGTTTACTCCCCAGTATAATCGTAAACGATGGTGGCATTGCTCGCACCCCAAGGAGCATTTGCTACTTGCCCCTGCGACCACGGAACATAAATGGTAGACAGTTTTGGGCATCCGGAAAATACTCCATTGGGGATTGCGGATACCGTGCTTGTAAATCTAACCGTTTCTAAGTTAGTACAATTGGCAAATGCAAAATCTCCGATTGTAGTGAGTGCGGGGGGAAGGGTTATTGATGCGAGACCTGTACCCTGCTTAAATGCATAAGCCCCAATTGAGGTCATTCCAGACGGGAAGGTCGTCAATGCTAATTTTGGGCAGTACTGAAATGCGGCTGTTGGTAATGAAGTAAGTCCAGAAGGGAGACTTGTCAATGCGAGCCTTGGGCAATTGTTGAATGCATACTGTCCGATTGAGGTAATTCCAGAAGGCAGGGTCGTCATTGATAGTTGGTAACAGTTGAGAAACGCAAAATCTCCGATTGAGGTAATCCCAGGAGGGAGACTTGTTAGTGCTACCTTTGAACAATTCCTAAATGTGTAATCTCCGATTGAGGTAATTCTAGAAGGAAGACCTGTCAATGCGAGACTAAAGCAATCCCTAAATGCCTGGTCTCCAATTGAGGTAATTCCAGAAGGGAGGCTTGTTAAAGCTAGCTTTGAACAATCAGAGAATGCAAAATCTCCGAGTGAGGTAATTTCGGAAGGGAGACTTGTTAATTGGAGCTTTGGGCAGCGATAAAAACCATTATCACCAATTGCAATTACATTGTCTGGCATATCTACTGATGTCAATTCCGCCAAATAAGAGAATGCATGCTCTGGAACAATTGTTCCTCGAAATTTAGCAGTAAACACTCTACCAGAACTGTCGAGAGACGTATACTCTATATAAGGGCCTGTCGGTGGTGCCTCAAGGGCGCCGGTCACGCCGCCGATCACCACATCCTTCTTGATGTTCTCAGGCAGCATAGTGCCCGGTTTTTGGATCGTCACCTTGCGCATTCCTTTGCTGCTGGTGGGCAGGATGACCTGATTGCCGGAGGGCATAGACAGCTCCACCGTCCGCTCCTCGGTAGCATACACCTCCATCACCTGACCCATGTTGACCTCCAGGTCAGCGCCGGGAGAAAAAGTTACCGCAAACTCGATCATAGCGCACCATCCCGCAAGATACGCTCCACAGGCACTTCGAATACCTGAGATGCCATGCGCTGACCGCCTACGCCCACCCGGAGCTGTATCTTTGCGTCAATGCCTCTCCCGGCAGTAAGCGACAGGGTCTCGGCTTCCGTCAGCGTGCAGGAGACAACATTCCCGTCCAGCTGTACATCCGACAATGCTTTTTCGATTTTAACCTGTCCGGCCTGCGCTACGGCCAAGGACAGCACCGTGATGCTCCCCGTGTCGATGGGCAGGCGGAATGTCAGCGTGGGCGTTGTACCTCGATACATGGGTATCCCTCCTCATACTTTAGATTTGCGATGCTCAGCGGTTGGGCAGTCTTTCCAAATCCGCTATCCTGTGATTGGCGACCTTGATCTGCTCCTCCAGCACCGGGACGCGCCGGGCGAAGTTGTTATGCTCCCGGACTTCCCGTGTCAGCTCGTCCAGTTTGGTGTCGGTGACGGCCTGCTGCGTGTCCAGCTTGGCCTGCACATCACGGGTGGTCTTGTTGCTGGTGATGATTACCCCCAGCAGCGACAGGCCACCGGTGATGAGAGCTACGACGATTGTTTCCATTCAGTAATTTCCTTTCTCCTCTGGGGCTATGTTATAAGGTGGTATCACCTCCTTACACCCCCATTTTCCATTGACCCGCAGCGAGACGATTAGGCTGTTCGCCGCCAAGCATACACCGCCAGATATGGCGGCATATTGTTATGAGCCTTCCCTCCGCCGGTCGCACCGGTCGCCGTGTTTCGGCTGATGTCAAATGCCGCCGATGCGTAGGGATAGTACCGCCCGCTGCCGCTCTGAACGCCCATATCACCCACGGTGAACGCCTTCTGGCTGTTGGTGATAAAGCCGTAGTACCCCGGCTGATTGGCCGGATTGTGCGTATGGCTCGGCATCTCATTTGCGGTCAGTGTATGCGCTGCTTCTCCGCCGCTGGCCCCAGCTGCGTATGTATCACCCGCAGCCAACAGGAATACATCCTTTATGCGTTCCCACGTCCCGCCTCCAAAAAGATCGACAGGGTCGGTGGCCGCAGTGGAGATATATACACTCCCCACCGGATGTGCATAATCCAGCAGCGTCGTCCCTCCTACCGCCAGTGTGCCGTCTATTTGTACATTCCTATCAAAATAAACATCCAGCCCCACTTGAATTGCGTTTGCCTTGTCACAGAGACGGCCCAGCCCCACAGATAGCAGATGCTTTGCCAGATGGTATAGAGCATACGCTGCCGGGAGGTCACGCAGCGTGGAGCCAATGCTTTCAAATGCATCGGTTGCCACAACCCGAACTTCGTAGCGCTTGCTTTTGTCTGCGGCAAACACGGCAGAAATATCAGCAGGGTCGTAGTTTCCCGCCGCCGGTCGGCCTGCCGTAGTCCAATCTTCAGCGCCGACTTCCCTATACTGCACCGCATATGCTGCGGTGTTTTTGGCAGAAAACGCAGTAATGGCCCCGGAGAAAGTCACCTTGCCATAAGTGCCAGCCCGGTTTGCTGTTCCATCGGCATTGCAACGGGCGGCAGAAATAGCAGTAATTGCTGGTTTGCTGTAAGCAAGGACAGTGATACTTTGTGTCTTTGTAGTCGTGCGCCCCCGGCTATCTGTGACAGCACAGGAAACAGTCAGTTCGCCAGAACCGGGCAGATAATCCGTTGTACCACTGGCCGATGTCGCAGCGTAGATGCTGCCCACCTTGATACTGTAAGACTTGATGGAACTGCCCTGCACCCCGGATGCGGTGATATCTACCTTGACCTTGCTACGCAGCTGCACATATCCACCATAGGTGTCGGACACTCCTGTTGGATCGCTGATTGCAACAGACAGGGCCGGAACCACGGTTGACGGCACAGCAAGCTTAACAGCCGTTGACCACGCCCCAACATAGGCGCTGCCGTTGTACGTCTTGACCGTGAGTGTGAGCGCCACAGTCTCTGCGTTTGGCGCTTGCTGTGCCAGAGACACAGGCGGCGCATTCCAACTGTACGATGTGCTTACATTCTCTGCAATCAGTTGATCCTTGACGCTGCCGCATGTGTAATAGAGTTTGTGCTTAAAGCTGCTGCTGGCCCGCTTGATGGTGATGGTCAAGGTCTCCCCCAGCGTGGAGCCGCTTGTGGTGGCCGTGGACGCTCTTGGAATGGTAGTCAGCGTCACCGTTTCCGACAAGGACAAATGGCGTGGTGTGTAGGAGCTGTCAAAGCCACAGTCCCATTCTGCTGTCAGCGCAATACTTTTCGTGCCGTCTGCATTATGGCTGACTGTAATAGTCTTGCTGCCCAGTTTGTACCATCCGGTGGAACTGTAATTATACGGATTCCATCGTTTTTCGCCCTGAAGTATATAATACGCTTCGCCGCTGCTCTCGTTTTGGGAATATCCGGTTCCGTCATATACCCACAAATCAAGACTTAATGTACTTTTGTTGTCTGCGATAGACTGGCCTGTGATTGACCAATCCAGACGCAAGCGCCAGCCTTTGTTTGTGCTGCTGTAAATGGACGCCATGTTCTCAACTCCTGTCAACTGGCAATTACATCGCCGTTTTCGTCCTCCGTCCAAACCACGTTTCCGATGCAGAGGATAGATACCTTGATACGCATTGCTTCCACGCCCTCTGCGGTGATCTGCAACTCCGGTGTGTTGTTGCGGACAAACTGCAACACATCATTATCCAGCCGCAGCAGGATTTCATTGCCCGTTTCGCCAATGATTAGGCCGTCAGACGTAAACCGGAAAGCCTTTGTGATCTCGCTGTACTTGCTTTGCAGATCGCCGTCCACCTTGTCAATGCGCTCGGTTACCTTAGTGATGTCAATGCTCAGCTGGTCAGTCAGCACAGACAGCTTTGTGCTGACCTCCTCTTTGTAGCTGTCAAAATCCCCGGTTTCTACATAGTTTTCCAGAGCGGACAGGATGATGGAGTTGACATTCTGCTGCAGATCGGTAATCTGCTGGTGTGTGGCCTGAATCACTTGGCTTGAAGATTCGTCCACCCGCTCAGAAATCTCCTGCCGTGTGCTTTCGATGCGTTTATCCGTTTCACGCTTGGCATCTATCTGCGCCCCCGTGTAGGTTTGCTGGGTAGCGCCCAGCGTGATTTGTGTGTTGCCGGGGTCAAGAATATCCGGGGACAGCTCCATCAGCGGATAGGATGCGCTGTAGCCGTGCGGAGTGCTGAAAAGGGCCGTCATCCGGCCCACCCGGAAATGCTGGATGCCATCTTGCCAGCCCAAATCAACCGCCTTGCAGGTGATGGTCTCCGGCATGGACAGGCCATTGTCAGCCAGCGCCGCCTTCGCCTTGGTCTGAAGGTTGGCGGCAACAGTCACATCATCCCATTTGATGTGCCGGGTAATGCGCCCGTATGTGGCCATGCCAGACTTGCTATAAATAGTAAGCCCGGATTTAACAAGGTCATCTGTCAAATCACCATCTGGCAGTGCTTCGATGGTCAAGCCGTCCTTGCCCTCTGGTAGAATAGCGGTGTAAATGTTTGTTCCGTCCGTCTCGCTGGAAAGGTCAAGGAGATTCTCAGCAAATTCCACAGACTGCGTATTTGTGAGCGGCAACGCAGCGTAATAATCCAGATAGTTCCCGTCATCCTCATATCGAATCAGGAGATACCCGCCCAAAGCCGATTTAATCAGCTTGTCGGATATCGTGGACATCGCCGTGGAGTACTCCTCAGAGCTGCGGGCAATGTAATTGTTCTGGTCGGACACGGTAATCACGCCGGGCTTGATCTGCTGCTCTGCGGTCACCTGCGCATTGTGCTGTGACAGAATCCAGCGGAAGAAAAACTCCACCACATTCCCGCTTGCGGCGGCGGCCTTATAGGGATCGTCCTCCGCAAAGTCATCTGGGAAGTTGAACGGTGGTATGATGCTGTCATTCAGCACCGCCATAATGCCCTCTGTTTCGATTTTGTGCGCCCCATAGAAGTCTTTTGTATCGCTGGTGATTCTCCCTCTATATATGGGCAAAGTGCCGTCCAGCAGCTCCACAAGGCCGCTCATGCGGCGCAGATTGCTTAAATAGGGATGTTCTGCGTCCACCGTAAAGGACATTTCCCCGGCCTTGCTTACTGCCAGCTTCACAGAAGGATCGCGGATGATTAGTTTTTCATCCGCAAGGCGCATATCATGCAGTATGTAGTCCTTGTATTTTAGCTGATACATTACATACTCGCCTCCTGATACGTCACAGTGATACTTCCCGTTCCGCTTGCGACTTTGGCTTTCAAGATGTTGTTGCCGGCCGCAAGCCTAACGGCTGGCAAAATGTGATCCCCTGCGCTGACGTTGATTGTGTTGCCGCCCCAAAGCAATACGGTATCTTGCGCCACCGTGATTGTTGGGATAACAGGGCGGCTTTCATTCGGTAGCGCAAGCTGTTTATACGCCGTGTCCAAATCAGAGCGGGAAACAGTGGTTTTTGCGTTCTTGTATTTCCACGGGTCGCAGTCAACCGTGACCGGGATGGTCTGCATCATTTTGACAAGCTCCACTTGCCCAACGGAGCACCGCCCACTGTAAAAATGGGCGGTGTCCTCGGGGAATGTTATTTTAACGTGCTTGCCGTGGACTTTGTTGCAGAAATCGGAAATCGTAGCAGGCCATGTCTTGCCGCTCACCGTGTCCACGCCGGTGAGCTTCAGTGTAATAGTACGGTTCTTATAGGTGACTTCTCCGGTCAACACTTCGGACGCGTCAAGCAGACCGTCCCGGCCCGGAACATCGATCATGTTCGTGCGGACTTCCGGCAGAGCTATGGACTTGCTTGCAAGCAGCAGGCCGTATTCTGTGTAAGTGTCTTTTCCGTCAAAAAATACTTTTCCTATCATATGGCCCTTGCCCTCCTCGCATTGATTTTGGCTAGTTCTTCATCCATGCCGGGGGCAAGCAAACCGACAACCTGACCGCTGTCCATGATGACTTTCATATTTGCCAGCATAGGCAAATACTGTTCCAGCAGCATTACAATTTTTCCGGAATCGCCGCCCCAGCTTGTGCTTGCTGCTCCGTAAGAACCACTTGTATAGTGCCTGCTGATGTTCGCATCTGCGGTAATTGTGCCAGCGTCAAAGTCCATGCTGTTTTCAATGTCCTTTTTTACGGACTTGAATTGATCGTCAAAGCCTTCGCCTAAGCCTTCAGCCATAAAGCCGCCAATACCGGCGAACACTTTAGACGGGGAGTGGATGCCCAAGAAATCCTTAACTCCACCTACAATTCCACCGAAAAAGTCTTTTACTTTTCCAGAAACCCACGAACCCATGCTTTTGATGCCGTTCCAAAGTCCTTCGACTATGTTCTTGCCGACATCGAAAATTGCAGGGATGCCGCTGATAAGCCCCTTCACGATAGACGAAATAATTTGGGGAATTTTCGATACCAAATTCGGTATGGCACGAATCAGTCCATTAGCAAGTGCAGCAATCAGCCTGATTCCACCATCTATCAGCTTCGGCAAGTTGTCAATCAGCTTATCGACTATGACATCAACCATTTCCAGAACACAGTCAATCAGCATATCGATGTTGTCAAGGATGCCGCTTACAAGCGCAATGATTAAATCCATGCCAGCAGCAACAATGCTCGGCAGGTTTTCAAGCAAAATCTGCACAGCCAACGGAATGATTGTCTGGGACGCTTCTGTTATGAGTTGCGTAAGCCCTTGGATGATGATATTTATACGCGGGATAATATTTTCGCCAACGGTAACAAGACTATCAACGAACTGCTCTGTAAGTGTCTTAAAATTGGCGTTATCGTCAGCAATGCCAACCAGCAGATTGACCCATGCGGCCTTCATGGATGAAACAGAGCCCTGGATGGTGGTGCTTGCTTCATCTGCCGTTGTTCCGTATATGCCCATTTCAACTTGAACAGCATGGATTGCGCTGACAATATCCGCATAGCTTTCAATGCTGTAATTTGTGTATTTACCTTGGGCAGCGTTTAGAGCGTTTGCATCGTCAATAAGGCGCTGCATTTCTTCTTTTGTTCCACCATAGCCAAGCTTCAGGTTATCAAGCATGGTATAGTTCTGCTTTGCAAACCCCTGATAGGCGTTCTGGATAGATGCCATATCCGTGCCCATTTTATTGGCATTATCAGACATATCCGTGATTGCAACATTAGCCATGTCTGCCGCCGCTTCTGTATCACCGCCAAGCGATTGCAGCAAGGACGCAGAAAAACTTGTAACTGTGTCCATATATTCGTTAGCGGATAGGCCAGCAGTCTTATATGCATTTGCTGCATATTCTTGAACTTTTGCAGAGCTATCCTTGAATAGCGTATCAACGCCACCGACCAGCTGTTCATACTCAGCATAGTTGTTAAGCGCATTTTTCGTAAGCACAGCAATGCCGGTAGCAGCCGCACTTACAGCTGCGGCGCCGACTTTAGCCGCAGTGGCAAGCCCATTTTTGAATTTTCCTGATAATGTCTCTACATTTTCGCTTGCCTCGTCTTGCACAGATATTTTCACAAACAGATCAAGAAGATTCATGCGTTCACCTCGCTCTCTTTGTAAATTCTGAAAATTATTCGTGACATTCCATTGGGAGTATGGTATGCTATCGGCAAGGAAGGATTATTTATGATAAGTTTTAACAAAGATTCTGCGTGGGACTTAAAGCCGATTCCCGTTTCTGATGTGCGTGGCGAAGTGAATGGCTTGTTGATTGATGGGGAAGAAATCGCTGCCGCATTTAAGACCGTCCGCGACCAGCTGATTTTTACTAACAAGCGAGTCATATCGGTTGATGTACAGGGGATTACAGGAAAGCGCAAGTCCTTCAGCTCTATGCCCTATTCGAAAGTGCAGTTTTTCTCCGTGCAAACCCCGGGCTTTGCCGAAATCATTCCGGATAGCGAACTTGTTCTGACATTCTCCAATGGTTATGTCGCAAAGTTTGAGTTTAAGGGAGGCACAGACATCGGGAAAATCGGAAGAATGATTTCTGATTATGTCCTCAAGTAACGCATATTCGCCCGCCGCCCCTTCACGGGGCGGCTTTTTTTACTTGTAACCCGCAACGATTGACAATATCGCTGGTGATTTCTTCACAGGAGCGATTGTCTTTTTCGCTCACATCTATAATTTCAATATATCGCTTATCAATTGAAACGCCCGCACATCGCTCGCATATTGCTTTAAGCAGGTCAGCAGCATAAATTCGATATGCTTTTTCTTCTGCATCCTGCTTATACCGCGCTACACAGTATGACAGAAATGGCTTTACTCTTTGGCTTCCCCGATATTCTCCTGCACAGAGCCGGACGGCGTTTCTGCCGTCTCGGTCTGCGCAGATGTAAAAAGGTCTGTAAAGGCCTCGTCCGTCATAAGCTCAGTAACATCAACCAACAACTTGGCAAGCGTCAGCCCGGCGGCATATTTTTTTGCAGGCACGCCTTCCACAGCCGCCAAAATTGCGATCAGATCTTTCTTGTGCCCACGCAAAAGCAGCGGAGCAGATTTCTTAACCCTTGCCAATACAAAGTCCTTTGCATTTACGCCATCCGGGAGCTTCTGACGCTGAAACAACGCTGCGGCTACTTTGTCCTCGGCTATGTTGGCAATAGGATCGATAATGTCTGCGATAACATCAAACACTCGCTCCCCCTTAATTTTTGACAGTTTCATGGTGTTACGCCTCCGCCGTACCGGCCTTGATGTAGATCTCAAATGGCACAGTGTCCTGTGCGCTCATGGAGTAGTGGGCCGTATACTCAAACGCGAACTGCCCCTTCGCCTTGTCGCTAGTCTTCAGCTGGAAGCCGCCGGTAGACAGTGCGTTCATCAGGTGGATGGCGATGAAGCCGCCATTTTTATCTCCGTTCTTGTCGGAGTAGTCGCCCACCAGCCAGATGTCGGCAAAGTCAACGTCCGACAGATCGTTCCGAGGCGTGACCTTCCCATCGCTGGTACCCACATCGGCAGCACCGCAAAGGCTCTTTGCAATCTTGGTGTCTGCGTTAATGAACGTACCCGCAATCTTCGCCTCCCAGGAATCCACCCGTTTCAGTTCCTTCATGTTCTTGGGGCAGTTGTCGATGTCCTCTCCATAGTCCTTATAGGTGGGCGTTGCGGTAAAGCTAATGCCGCCGGTCGTCGCGCCAATCTGCCCCGATTCCCCGATGGTGCCGGTGGCCGGGGTAAAATCGGTAGTCAGAATACCGGCGTTTATCTGGAGCTTCTGAAATGCATCAGAGGGAATTTTTGTGAATTTCATATTTTCTTCCTTTCATCAGTTTTGCGATAGGTATTCCACCGTGATGTTGAGATACCTTCGCTTGATGTTTTTATCGCTTTCGTCTGCGATGTTCTGACACCACGGGGAGCCACGCTTGATCCACATTGCTCCGCCGTCATAGGCGACCATACAGCCACCCATGCCGATTGCTTCGCTGATTTCTTGTGCCTTTGCGTTGGGCATCGCTTCGCTCTCGGTGTAATACCAGAGGTTGACCGTCAGCGCGGTCTCGCCGCTCTCCCATGATCCTGTGATAAGCTCATAGGTCAGCCACGGGAAGGTCGCATCCTCCGGCACATTCGAGGTCGGATACGACGGGAGGAATTGGGAAAACCACGCATGGAGTGCCTTGTCCTTTGTCATTTCGGCAGCTCCTTTCGCTCCGCGGTGAAGAATTTCAGTGCTCGGACGGTCGCCCCCGCAGACCTTGGCGCAGCTTTTTCCTCGGGATTCGAGGTCACACGATAGGTAATCCCCGTTTCCGTATCGCGGAAATAATCGTTGTACTCGATGGGAACGCTCTGATTGACCAGCGCGGAATATACCGAGGTAACGCCGTCCTTTTCCGCTTTTCGCGCCTCCATCGATGTGTCAAGAGACTGGTAATTGAGGAACTCCGCGCCCTCTTCCCACGCAGTGATGTAGCCTCCCGCACCGTCAGGCGTGCGCTTTTTCTCCATCAAAATGCACTTGTGGGCAAAATCGTCCAGTAAACTCACGGTTCCACCCCCTTGAGCTTGCGCCAGTCATTTAACCGGCCTTTAAAAGCGCCCTGCCAGCCCGTCCCGGCGCTCGTGTCGGCATTTCCGCCGCTTGCCTTTGTGTAACTGTACCCGCCGAAGCTTTCGCTCGTGTACGGGCTTAAAACGGCTTCACCGTTCTTTTCTTCCCACGCGGCGATATCTTCGGCAAGCAAAACCACAGCCTTCGGAACAGCCAACACCCACACCGTTCCGGTAAAGGTTTCATCCGTAAGGTCAGCCGCCGGATATTGATGCAGACCGTCATTAAACACAGAGCCGCAGATGCGGAAATATTGATTGGTCAGGAGAAAGGGCAGAGCAATGCTGCCGTTCTCCACGGCGAACGTGCCCTCGTGAATCTCCACAAGGAACCAGTTGTTCAAGTGCCGTAAGACTTGTTCAAGCATTACGCTGCCCCCCTATTTAGCCCGCGCCGGCCACAGAAACGGTAGCCACGGCAATGCCGTCCAGATACTCAGCCCACAGCTTCATGCCCATGATGGCGTACATATCGCCCGTGGCGCGGCTGTAATCGCCGTCAACATGGACGCCGATCAGGTTGGTCTCGCCCTTCACGGTGTAATTCAGCCCCAGCTTGGCAAAGTCGCTGTCGCTCGGGTCTACATAGTACAGGTCGATGTTCTCCACGGGCAGAGCGATCACCTTCTTGGAGGCGATGTACTTCTCGGGCAGCAGGAACAGGGTGCGGTAGCCCATGAAGTTCTCCACGTAGTTGATGCCGAACATCGTCTGCACGGTGATCTCCTTGTCACCCAGGTAATCGTAAGCGTCGATGATGTTGGCGAAGCCCACCACCTCGGTCACGTCCTTGTCGAGACCGGCAAACTTGTCCAGCACCTTGCCCTTTGCCATAGCCAGAGCACGCTGCCACGTCTTCTCGGTCACCTTCAAAGTGCCGGTACCGAGGAAGGTATAGAAGTCGGTCAGGACCTTGTTCTGCAGGGCCACGAGGAAAGCCTCGTCGGTCTTCTCCACGGCAACGTCAGCGCCGTACTTCGCCACGCTCTCGATCGTCACGCTCTTAGCATACTTGGAAATGTCGATGTCGCCATAGGCAACAGGCGCCACCTTCATCTTGGTGAAGGGGATCTCGTCACCCTCTGCCACGGTGCCGCCCTTGAGGCCACCGTCCACGCTGGCCTTGTAGGAAACCAGCTTCGTGCCGGGGGCCTTGCGAATGGGACGCATAATGCCCATGATGTTACGCAGTGCGTCCCAGTTATCGGAGAAGCGGGAAACGAAATCCACCTCACGGGCGGAAGTGGTAAACTGTGCAGAAGTTGTTACGTTAGTTTTCGCAGCCATAAATAGCTCCTTTCAAAAAATCAGTTATTTTCGCTTGCCATCAGATCGGCAAGCGCTTTCTGGCGCTCCGCCGTAGACATCACATAGCGGCCTTTATCGTCCTTCTTGTAGATGTCCTCTCGGGATTTTGCGCCGCCGGTGTTTGCCGGGGGGTTGGCGGGATTCGCTCCGTGCGTCTGTGTGGTGGAGACAAGCCCCTTGTAGGTGCCGTCTACGAGCGCATCAAGGCTCTTGGTGTCCTTGATCTTGTCGCCGTCCATCTCCAATGCGGCCATTTCTTCGCCACAGCCGCGCATCGCAAGGTCCAAATTCGCGCCGGTGATGTTTTTGCTCTCAAAGTAAGCACGCACGGCCTTTTCCTTTGCCGCCTTGCTTTCCTTTGCCGTGATGTCGGTCTTAAAGGCTTCAAAGGCCGAGTGTTCCTTCTCGTACTTCTCCTTGTAACCGCCGTCACCCGCTGCCTTGAGGTCGTCCAACTGCTTCTGAACGCCGGGCAGCTTCTCCGCATCGGCCTTGTAGCGGGTCACATCCGCCTTTAGGCCGTCCACGGTGTCGGTATGCGCCTCGATGATGGTATCAACCTGCTCATCGGTAAGCCCCATACCCTTCAAAAGTTTTCGTGTAAGTGCCATGACACTATCTCCTTTTCTTCGGTTCCGTTCCTTCGGAAACGATAGTTTTATAAAAACCGCTGTCCTTTGCGGTAATTAACAAAAAGAGCCAACTGCATACAATTTGTAAGCAATTAGCTCCTATTTCAGTTCGTCCTCCAATATCTTCCGGTATTGGATGGCATGGTCGGCGGCAGCAGGTTTCAAAAACGGCTGTGCCTTGTTGCCACGCGTGTAATGCCAATTTCCCTTTGCGTCCTGATACACCCACGGTGTAGGCCGTCCGCCGCCACCTTCGGCGTAAATGCCGGTTCCTAATTCCACATACGCACCGTACTCAGAATCTGTTCCGATGATTGCCGCCGGTTCCTGCTCGTCTACCACATGAGTAATGCTGTTGCGCAGATTTCCGGTATCCACGGGGCACAGCTTTTTCGAATATCCCTCTGCCACCAGCCCGCATTTTTCAAGCCCGCGCAGCAGCGCCGCTTTGATGGCAGCAGAGACTTCTTTGCTGTTGTCGGTGATTTCAACGCTCATCACAAAATACCTCTTGACTTTTTTACGGGGATTGCATATACTGACAGTGAGGAAACTTATGTTTCCGTTTTATCGAGGTAATCCTCCGCCCGTTCTGGTGGGGGGTTGCCTCATTTCTTATATCGCCGCACAAAGAGGACAGACCCGTTATGCAGCGCAATTATATCTGCATTAAACGATTTGCTTCTTGTTGCTCTCGCATCCAATACATCAATTAGTTTTTGCTTATCAATCCCATCGGCAACATCAAAAATCACCCCGCCTTGGTTCCCGTGTATCTGCTTTATCGCCTTGCGCAGAGCGCTATCTGCGGCTTTTTCTGTGGAAATCGACTTTATTTCCCATTGCTTCCCTTTCCACAGCATGTCTGGCATTTTCATACCTGGCGTCTGCGATTCTTTCAATAGCACAATTTTCCCACCGAACAGCTCTCTAATTTGATTTGCAACATTTATTTCTTCTTTGTGGTTTTTGGAGCGGTACCCGTTCTCGTATCGCACCTTACCCATGCGGGGCTTGGCGGAATCTATGTATTTCTTCGTAACATCCTTTGCAGATTTTTCGATCCCCATGTGATATGGGGATAACTGTTTGCCGCTGTATCCCTGCTTCGATGCTTCCCACTGCGCATATGTCATGTCAGATATAAGCCCGTCGCGTGTCCTACGCAGCCCGTCTGATGTATCTACCCCATCCACGGCGGCAATCAGCGTACAGCGGCAGTTATATATCTCCCACGGTGGTCCTTGTGGGTCGCCGGGAAAACGACAACCGTTAGAAAACTTCTTGTCCTGCGCCACTTGTTCGCCGTCAAGCATGGCATGAGAGTGGCGTGTACGCGCGTCCAGCGTAGCCAACCATTCTTTTTTGAGCTTTATCCCCATCTTCTCCGCCGCTGCGTAGCTGTCCATGCGTCCGGCATTCTGTGCGCCGGTCACGGCTGTACGGGCGGTGCGGATGGCGGAATCGCGGCTCATGGTGGTAATGCGCTTTTGCAAATCATCCGCCATGTGCTTGATGCTCTTTCCCTGCAAGATGGAGCTGGTGACGCTTGCCGTGATTTGCTTCTTGCCATACGCGAGGTCGATACCGCGTTTCAGTGCCCTGTCCTTTGGGTAGTACGGCATTAAGTCCGGCTGCTCTACCATAAGCCGCTTTACCATCTGCTCGTCCCACAGGTCAAAGCCGATATTTCCGGTGACACGTTCAATGGTGTAAGCCGCATAATTGCGGTTCAGGCTGTAAATACCCGGCGTCGCATCGTTGGTATAGGAAACCGCCACAGCGTTTGCGTCGGTCGCCCTCTGCGCTACCTTATCGCGCATGGCCTGATATCGTTCCCCGCGTCCGATCTGGTTCAGCCGCCATTGATTATAATCGGCCTCCGTCCATTCCTTGCCGTTCTGCACAGTTCCGATCAGCGCCTTCATTTCCTCGTCGCGCTTTTTGAATTGATCAAAGTATGCGTCTATGGTAGCTTGCAGCTCTTCCCCAGCCTCACGGTACAACTTCGCAATGCGCCGTTCCAGCTTTGCAAGTTCCTTGTCGGTCAGCTTGTGTCCGAGGTCACTGTTCGCCATCGCCGTTCACCTCCGGCGCATCCGGTTCCGCAAAGCTCCGGTCAATCTCTTCTGCAGCCTTCCGCTTTGCCATGTCCTCGTACTGGTCAATGTCGCCGTTGATGGTCAGCAGCTTCTTCGTGATGTATTCGTCATCGTAATACGCCGCACCCAGAAGAATGTTCTGCGTTTCCTCGCTCTTGTTGATGATCTGATTGCGCGTATAACTCGGCTGGTCCTCAATGCCTGCCAGACGCAGGATCTCAACAATAAACCGCGTGACCTCGGATTCAAACTTATCCGTTTTCAAATCCAGAGGCACATAGCTGGCCTTGATCGCGGTCGCCGTCTGGTTGCCGGCAGATACTGCCGCCGCGTCAAAGCACTGGAAATCCTCGTACAGCTTTTTTTTGAGCATATCAATGGTGCTACTTGTGCCCTCATACGGTGCCTCGATGGTCTTGCTCTCCACCTTCGCGCCATCGTCGCCGTCGGCGTGGGC